TGACACTATCGTTGCTCTAGCAGCCCACAATGGCTTCCTAGTGATATTTGGACGTAACTCTATTGTTATTTACTCTGGTGCTGATGATCCCGCAACAATGACGCTAAGTGACACTATATCTAATATAGGGTGTGTTAACAGAGATGCCGTAGTTTCTACGGGTAGAGACTTAATATTCTTAGATGACTCTGGTGTACGAAGCCTAGCTAGAACGATACAAGAAAAGTCAGCACCTATTGGTGATGTTTCTAAGAACGTAAACAATGATGTTAAGTCTTTGTTTGCTGCTGAAACAGGCAATATATCTTTACACTACTCACCACAAGATGCGTTTGTGTTATTAAACTTTCAGAATCTTGGTGTAGTGTACGCGTTTGATACAAGGTTTCCGTTACAAGACGGCAGCTATAGAGCGACTACATGGTCATCTATTAACCCACTGGCTTTTACTAACACATCATCAGATAAGATGTATTTAGGCATTAAAGACGGTATAGGTGAGTACAAGACATATAGAGACAACGCAGCAAGTTACCAGTTAAGTTACTTTAGTCATCCGTTAAGTTTTGGCAATACATCTAACTTAAAGTTTCTAAAGAAGATAAACCTAACTACCTTTAACGGTGCTGAGTCTACTGTAGTTCTAAACTGGGCGTATGACTATTCTGGTGCATACAAGAAACAAGCGTACACATTACCACAGTCAAACGTAGGTCAGTATAACATCTCAGAGTATAACACTACAGCAGAATACTCATCGTCAATCTCGTTAATTAACAGACAAAAGATTAACACCAGTGGGCAAGGTACGGTAGTGGCTATAGGTGTAGAGACTACTATTGATGGTAAAGCTATTGCAATACAAGAAATTAACATTCAAGCCCTTATGGGAAGGATAGTATAAGATGTCGAATTACACTAAATTGACGAACTACGCTGCTAAAGACGCTATGGTCAGCGGTAATCCTGCCAAGGTGATTAAAGGCGTAGAAATTGGAGCAGACTACGATGCTATTGCTGTAGCAGTAAACAGCAAATCTAACAGCGCATCACCTACTTTTACTGGTACTGTAACGGTAGCTAACTTAACAGCTACTGGTACGGTTACTTTATCAACTATAGATGGTGGTACTTATTAGTGGACACTAAGGAGGCTCGTCAAGCTCTTATATTAGAGTTAGCTAGAGCCACCAGAGGCAAGTATGAAGTAGATGAAATCATGGAACTTTACTACTTTATACTTGAACCAGACTTAGAAGAACAACCTAAACTATCAGTAATTGATATAAACAAGGAAAAAAATGCTTGACATAGATTGGAAAATAGTGCAGAAGATGTTATACTTTAATAATTTACTTGACAACAGCACCAAAAGTGTACTAAGGAGATTTATATGATTGTAAAGAAACTAGGTAAGTTTGTAAGAACTAAGATGCAAGACCTTAGTGAGAAGCAAGCAGGTGTAGGTACTATCTGCGTTATAGTCCTTATGATTATCTTAGGTGCTACATAATGCTTGGTATGGTTGCTTCTTTAATAGACCCTGTAAGTAACATTCTTGACAAGTTTATTCAGGATAAAGACTTAAAAGAAAAACTGTCACATGACATTGCGACGATGGCTGAAAAGCACACGCAGCAACAGGTTATGGCACAGCTAGAAGTTAACAAGGCTGAAGCAGCGCATCGTAATATGTTTGTTGCAGGATGGCGACCTGCCGTAGGGTGGGTCACTGTCGTAGGTATGGCAAGTAACTACATATTAATACCTATGGGTAACTTTGGTTTAGCTGTAGCCGAAAGTGACATAACTATACCTTTATTACAGATGTCTGAGATGATGCCTGTATTGCTAGGTATGCTTGGTTTAGGCGGTATGCGTACCGTAGAGAAAGTTAAAAGCGTCAGTAGAGAGAAGTAAATGGGAACTTTAGTAACTCCAAGACCAACGTCAATGGTGTGGGACAGCGCTACTAACAGGTTTGTGCCTGTTGGTGAAGCTGCTGAATCACCAGTACAAGGTTTGCTTGATGATGTCTTTTTAGATAGGAATGTATTTAACCGTCCTGTTCAGGCTTCTGATGGGTTTTTATACAATGCCGATAACGGCTTTGCTAACATGGTTGAAAAGTACCCTACACGAAGAAATGACGACAGTTCTGGTATACAGACTTCCCAAGAGATGTTTGATGAAACGTATCAGGACGCGCTTGTTGCAGATGCTTTAGACTCTATGGAGCAAGAAGGTCAATTTAGCAGCGGTAACGCTACACTAGATATGTTAAACCAAGCAATAGCTGACAAAGAAGCAGGAGTTATAAAGACTAAAGGTACAGAGCAAGGTGTTGTAGAAATGACTCCAGAAGAGTCTGATGCTGCTTATGACGTAACTATTAAGGGTTTGACTGACAAGTTAGTTGGTATGGGAGTGCCTGTATCTGACCTACCTGTTGTTGATGAAGAAATAGAAACAACTGAAGACGATAATGACTTGTTTGGTAATCTTATAGAAATGTTAACAATACAGGGTTTTGACCCTAACGCTGAGTTAGCGACTGTAATACCTCAAGAACCTGTTTCTCCACCAGTTGCTCCTCCTACTAACGGTAATGGTGACGGTACAGACTCTAACGGTGACGGTGACGGTGCTAGCAACGGTAAAGGAGCAGCTCCTAATGGCAATGGTAATGGCAACGGTGATGATAACAATGATGGTAACGGTGACGGCGCTGTTAACGGCGATGGTGCTGACGCAGGTACACAAACAGTAGTTACAGACGGTATAGACGGTACAGACGGATTAGACGGATTAGACGGATTAGACGGATTAGCAGGTAAAGACGGTAAAGACGGTAAAGATGGTCTTATGATGTCTATGTTAGCAAGCCCTATAGCTAATAACTTATTTGAAACAGAATTTGGTTATGATTATTTAAAACCAGAGTATATAGACAGGCTTTTTAGAGGTAAATTAAACATGAACAATAACAGAAGAGGTGCATAATGGGTCTTCTAACAAATGCGTTGTCAAAGTTAAACCCATCTTTAGTTAGCGACGCTGCGTCAGGTTTAGGGGCTATTTATGGCTTCAATAAAGGCATAACTGACGTACAAGATGTAGGAACAAGTGCGCTTGAACGAGCTGCTACTGAAGCAGCTAAAGTTGGTCAACAAACTCAATTTAAGCCTTTTACTGTAACTTCTAGTATAGGAGGAGCTACTACAACTCCTACAGGTGGTTTAGGTCTTACGCTATCACCTGAACAACAAGCAATACAGAAACAGTTACAGGACGTTAGCGCTCAATCTATAGGAATATTAGCAAGCCCTGAAGAGAGAGAACGTGAGCAGACTAACGTTATTAATATGTTGTTAGGCGGTCAAAGCCCACAACAGAGAGAGCAGGAGATAATGCAGAGGCTACAGGCTACTGTGTCTCCTGAACAGGAGCGCGCTAGGCTTGGTTTAGAACAGAGACTAGCTAATCAAGGTAGGCTTGGTGTAAGAACTTCTATGTTTGGCGGTACTCCAGAGCAATTAGCATTAGAAAAAGCTATAGCGGAGCAACAAGCAGGACTAGGCGTTAGCGCTATGGAACAGGCTAGAGAAGAGCAGAGGCTACAGTCAGCTCAAACACTAGCAGGACTAGAAGAAACTAGAGCTAGGTTAGGACTAGCAGGACAGTTTGGTTTAGAGTCTTTAGCTGCGTCATATAGTCCTTTAGAAGGTCTATTAGCAACGCTTCAGCCTTCACTACAAGCAGCAGATATAGCAGGAGCAGGTCAGCGTCAGGGCGCTCAGTTAGGTACGTCATTGCTTGAGGCAGGTTTAACGTCTAAGTTAGGTGCTGAAGTTGCTGCGAGTAACTTACGACAACAACAAATACAAGCTATTACTAACCTACTAGGAGGTACACAAGCTAACACAGTAACAGGAGCAACAGGTAGTACAGGTTTATTAGAAGGTATACTTGATAGCTTCCGCACTCCTACAGCAACGTCAAGTGCTAATACTATAACTGGCACAGATTTTTCTGATTACATTAAAGAACTAGAAAGAAAAAGACTAGAAGAACAAGAAAGAAAGAGACTAGAGGGTTATATATAATGGCTGAGATAAACATTAATACATTATTTTCAGACGTTCTTGGAGACGCTGAAAAGCAAGACAAAGCCAAACGAGATGAGGCGTTTAATCAAGCTAGTCTAGTAGGTACTCTAGGAGGAATGGCTGCTTACTTAGCACCACAACGTAGTGCTGATCTTTCTAGTTCAGTAGGTGGGTTACTTGGTGTTGATACTCGTACAGAATCTGAGAAACTAAAAGAACAATTACAGTCTTTAGGAACACCACAGACTGATGAAGAACATAAAGCCTATGCTGACTTGCTTGATAAAATACAGGCAGGTAGTGGTGTTCAGTATATGATGGGTATTGCTGCGGAAAAACGCAGAGAAGAAGCTAGTGAGGCTGATACTTTACGTTCTTTAACAGGAAAAAGAGGAGAAGATAGATTAACAGCAGAAAGTCCGTCTTTAATTGATTATAGAAGAGAACAAATAGAAGCTAGTTTATCTGGAAGAGTAAACGAAACTGCCCAACAAACAAAAGAACAAACTGAAGCACTGCTTAGTATAGAGGCTTCTAGGAAAATAATTAATAGAGTTAGTCCAGAATTAGCAGAAAATTATGGTTCTTTGTTTCCTACTACTGCAGAAGGAGCAAAACAAGCAAGGGACTTTGCGCTAGAGTCGATAAAAGCACCAACAAGAGATTTTATTATTGAGACTATTGTAGATGATAAAGGAATACCTCAACGTATTGTGTTTGATAAAAACGATGAAACATATAAAAGAGTGCTTGGAATAGACGACAGCCTTTTACAAGGCAATAAAGGTAAGGCTTTTGGTAATGTACAGGCTAGGTCAGGCGTAGCAATACCTCCTGATGCTTTTAATTATAAGGCTCAAGCCTCTAAAATGCTTTCTATTGCTTTTAGTCCTTACTTAGACGACATTGTTGGTCCTAGTGAGACTGCTAGATTAATTCCTTCAGCTATTCCGTCGTTCGTTCCGTTTATTAGTTTAAACGCAGAAGAAAAAGCGTTAAGAAGAGATATTGATGTAACAAAAATTCAAGGCATTTTACCTATTATTCGTTTGTTAGCTCCTGTTACAGATCAAGACAGAGAGTTGTTATTAGGTATACAACCAAACACCCAAGATACACAAGCAGTATGGATTAAACGTACTTTAGAAGAAGTGATACCACAGGCTTTAAACATTATGTATGTTAACCTCGGTAAGGAAGGAATGAGTTTAGCAGCAGCGCAGCAATTTGGAATGGCTAGTGCTGCTGAAGTGTTTAATCAAATAGCTTCTGATCCTACAGTGTTTAAAGATTATGACTTAGAAGAAGGTATTGAAGCTGCTTATGCAATGCTTCCTAGAATTGAAAATATAAATTTAGATGAGTACCCACAAGGAACTAAACTATTTAAAGACAAGTCAGGAAGGGTTTATGACAAAAATACAGTACAGGCTATACAAAATGCTAAAGATTACAGCCCTGAAGAAATAACACAAATTCTTGGTTTGGAGTTAATAGAAAAAAAGGCTGAAAAATGAGCGTAGATAAAACAGTTGAAGCTATTAAAAACTTTTCTGTTGATACAGAAGAGAACGTACTTACTTCTTTAAAAGAGGTCACTGGAGCTGCTGAATACGAAGGATTAAGAAAAGGAACTTTAGAATCTAATATAATAGGAGCTAAAAGACGCTTTACAGAGGCAGGACAAGCAGGAAAACAACTTTTAACAATGGGTTTTGAAGCTGTAGGCGCTATACCTGAAGGCTCTACAGCAGACTATACCGATCAAATTGTTAAAGAAGCTGCTGCGTATGCTAGAACTCCTTACGCTAATGAAGGAGGTTTAGGAGCTATAATGGCTGATGTTGCTATGGCTGTTCCTCTTATTGTTTTTAGCGGTCCTGCTGCTTTGACTGTTAGAGGAGGAGCTGCTATAGGAGCTTTTGAAGGACTTACTAGACCTGCTTATAGTCAAGAAGACGCTAATCTGCTAAACCCAGAAAGATTAACTAACGTTGCTTTTACAAGTTTAGCAGGAGCGGGAGGTAGTTATTTAACTACTACTTTGCTTCCCTCTGCTGCTGCATCTATACAGCAAAAAATGGCAAAAGCTCCTTTTTCTTTTGTTAAGAATAAAAGCGTAGGAAACTTACAAAAAGAAGCTGTAAAAGAAGCTAGTGACGCTGCTAAAAGATTTAATACTTTTGTAACTCCTGCTGAAGCCTCTCGAAATGCTTTACAGTTACAGGTCGAATCAGGACTAAAACTATTCGGAAAGTCTAAAAATAAACTATTTGAAAAAGTACAAAAGAGGGAAGAAGCGTTACAACGTGAAATAAATACTATTGTAAAAGGACTTACTCCTGAAGGTTCTGACGCTGCTCGGACTACAGCAGGAAA